GAACCTATTGAAAATTCCTTGATTTTTTTTCCTTCATGGTTACAACATGAAGTACAAACAAATAATTCTAATGATGATAGAGTTATTATTAGTTTTAACATAAATTGGAGAAAAGAAGATGCCGATAGTTGAACCTGCTGAATTACTGGGTCACATTACGACTGAAGATGGAAGAAAGATTCCACATTATAAAGTAAAAACTGAAACAACAATTACACATGTAGATACTGGCGCTGAATATAATTCAGAAGCAGAAGCACAAGCTGACGTTGATAATCCAGGAACATCGACAACCGCTGAAAAGATTAGACGAGACGTAAAAATATTTGCCCCTTCTTTAGCAGACATGTTAGGCGAAACGCCAGAATAGTGCCGCAAGTATTTATACAAGAAAATTTTTTTTCAACCGAATTATACAATGAAATTGTTCAGCTTATGATTCAAGCTGAGTATACTCCTCCTCCTAAAGAAGACATTGAAAGACTTCAAGGATCATACTGGCATACACACAATTTACCGAACGACTGTGACGTTCAAATAGAAATAAAAAAATTAATAAAAGAAAAATTTTATTTTAATGTATCAAATTTTATTGACTCTATGTATACAATGGTGGGAGCATCCGATAAACCTCGCCCTCATACAGATGAGAAAAATGGTTGCACACATCAATGTTTGATTTTTATGCATGGAGAAGAATCAACAAATAATGGAACAGGGTTTTATCATATGGTGTCTCCAAAAGATTTACAATTAAGTATACATGTTGGCTTTAAATGCAACAGAGCTATTTTTTTTACATCCGATGTTATCCACGCACCTTTACAGTGGGCGGGTAATGGATCTTTTAGATATTCAATTTGTAATTTTTTTACTTAGGCACTACAAGCTTCACATTCTAAATCAGAATCTAAACCTGTTACCATAACAGTCGCATCGGAGTTATGTGGCTTACCTTGAATTGTATGTATATGAGGCACGTTTCTGTGTTTTAATAATTCTTTTTGTAATTTTTCGTTTTCTCTTTCCACTGCTAATAAACGTTCGTGGTAACGACTCACCTTATCAGCAAGGGTAGCTATAG